ACTATTACCACTAACAGCTACAGTAGGATTAAATCCTGAGCCTCCAGTTATAGTACCAGGTACTGCTACACCACTGCCGCCTCTAGCGTGAAGAAATCCGTCTGTAGTAATAGTACCTGCATTTATTGAGCCTAGATTAGCACTAAGTGCCGCGAGATTTGCTGTAACAATTTTATTTGCTGTAACGGTGCCGTTTATTAAAGCTCCACCATCAATTACTAATCCAGGTAATGCCCAAGCAGACCCGTTCCATCTTTTTGTAGATATATAATTAGTACCGTTTGTTTCTGTTACTTCGTCGCCTAAAACACGAAGTGATGCACCAGTTTGTGCCAGAACTGCTGCATCACATTCCGCATCAGTTAGAGGTGCTGAACCTGATGTAAGATAGAAACTAAGACTTCCTCTAGTACCAGGTGTACCAGGCGAACTAGGGCCCGGCTGACCTTCTTTACTCTTGGATAAAGATTGTACTATACTGAAGCTAAAATTAGCGCCAGTACTAGTTTTTCCTGATATAACAACTGTTATCTGGGCACTATCAGTAATCATATTAGTATGATTTGCCATACTAGCATCTAAGCCTGAATCAGTTATTGCTCCAGGAGTAATAGTACCTAATGTTGTTGATCTAGTAGCTGTCCATGTACCATTAGCGGTACCTATCCCATCATGGCTTAACTGAGTAGTACCTTCAAATACTTGTATTAGTGACCCACTACCGTTGTAATCAACTACTCCTGCAGCTGTAGTATTTAAGATATGAGCCTCGTTGCCTAAACGAGCTTGCACAGCACTAGAGCCGTTATCTCCCCTGTAGATAGTTATATAGTCTACTTCACCACTCAAACTTACTTCTACTCTTACTGTTCTAGTAAGTAGATGGGTAGTAAACTGAGCTGCAGTTAGTGTACGAGTAATACCCGATCCACCTAATGTAATAACACCTACAGAAGTTCCAGCAGCGTTTAACGCTGTAGCAGTAAAAGTTGGCGTGCCAACTAGGTTCTTTAACACAGCTGTAAAAATAATAGTTGTACCGGATACTACTGTAGCATTAGCATCCGCAGCTACAAAAGCAAAACCTGTAGCTGCTATTGATAACAATGCTGGGTTAACGCCGGTACCTGGCTGACCTTCTTTACTCTTAGATAAAGATTGTAGTTTATTGAAGTTAAAATCAGCTCCGGTATTAGTTTTTCCCACAATATTAATTGTTATCTGAGCGTTATCAGTACTCATACCGCTGTGATTACCCATAACAGCATCTAATCCTGAATCAACTATAGCTCCTGGAGCAATAGTTCCTATCGTTGTTGCCCTAGTAGCTCTCCAAGTACCATTAGCAGTACCTACACCATCGTGACTTAACTGAGTAGTACCTTCAAATACTTGTATTAATGAGCCACTGCCAGCATATATTACTGTTCCATTAGCTGCAGTATTTAAAATGTGTGCTTCGTTTTCCAAACGGGCTTGTACAGCACTAGAACCGTTATCTCCTCTGTAAACAGTTATATAGTCTATTTCGCTTCCCACAGCTGCTGCTACTCTTATTGTTCTGGTAAGCGGATGAGTAGTAAACTGAGCTGCAGTTAGTGTACGAGTAATACCAGATCCACCTAATGTAATAACACCTACAGAAGTTCCGGCAGCATTAAACGCTTCAGCAGAAAAAATAGGCGTACCAACTAGATTTCGTAGTACCGCAGTAAAAGTAATGTTTGCGCCAGTTACTGTAGTAGCATTTACATCAGCTGCTATGAAAGCAAATCCATCTGATATAATAGAAAAGCCAGAACCGCTAATACCCTGCTGCCCAGCTACGCTTTTAGCAATATTGTAAACTCTTCTCACGGTTACACCGCCAAAAGAAGCTACAAAAGTAAAGGACTCTAGTAAAGTGCTCCACGCGCTTCCAGTTATTGTATAAACTCCCGTACTAGCATTAATAGTAGCAGTTAGGCCATTTTTAACATTAGGCCCTTCAATAGAGTAAGTAGCAGTGTTAGTAACTTCCACACTGCCACTATAAACAATAAAATTACCGCCGCTGTTTGTTAGCACAGCTCCTGTGCCGTCAGCGTTTGAAGGGCTAATAAAACTACCGTTGGTTAAATATCCTACAATTGCTGATGAACCAGCTTGAATTTTAACTATAGATGTGGTATCTGAAAGAGGTACTACATCAGTAGCAGTGGCAGTTACTGATACAATATCGTTTACGCCAAAGTCAGCAACACGTAAGTATACATTAGCTCCGTTAGTGGTAGTAGTTCCACCGGTAGGTAGAGAGTACAGGTCTACAGGCGGAACAGATGACCAAACTACCGGTGCATCTATATTAACCTTTCTCGCTGTTAACTTTATTACTTGATCTACAGGATCTGCTGCCCCACTTGTACCATAAGTAAATATCTGCTTGGAAGTAGTTACAGTTATTGTTTCAGCAGACGAAAATGTTGCTTGCCACAAGTACCCGTTCCATAACTGAGATAGACCGTCTTCTATCCAAATGTCGCCAATTACTTCATCAGGCTGTACACCCACAAAGGCGGTATGTCCGTAAATAAAAATACCGTTAATACCGTTGCCTGCGTAAACAGATGCCCCGCTACTATTCAATATACTACAGTTGGCAATCATAGTATCTTCTGTACTTTGAGGAGTGTACGTAGCTCGTACAGTTACTTTCCACCAATTATCGCCTATATTTGTAAATGATAGGCTTGCTTCGCTCCAATTTGCTTCTACGTTTGAACCTATAACTGATCCAGTAGATGGATTAAAGTCATAAGATAATGTTCTAGAAAACGATAAGTTGGCAGCAAAAGCTCTCAGTCTTAGTCTAATTGAGCTGCCAGTACTATCATCTTTTACGTAAATACCAGTCTGCACCTTTATTGGTACTCCTGTACTTAACGCTATAGGCAAAGAAGTGCTGGGGGTAAAGTGCTCTACGTTACTAGTATTTGGTATATACTTATTAGCAAATGAGTTCTTTCCCGGCTCATACACTGTTGTGCTAAGTAGGCTATTTACAGTAGTAAAATCAAAAGTATTAGGGGTGTTTATTAGATTTTCCCAGGGTAATAGCCCTGTGCTAAATATTTTAGAGGGGCGTATAAAACGCCCATACAAGCTTTGTAGAGCTACGTCTCTTGAATTTACAATTGTTGCCATATCAAATTAGTACTTTCACTTCTATAGTGCCTCTTAACCAATTAGGGCTTAGGCTTACTACCTGCCCAAGAACACCTGCACCGTTGTTATATAAATTAAACCTACTACAAACTACAGTTACCGATTGACCTATTTGTAAGGATAGTAAAATTGAAGACCCTGTAAATCTATACACAGTTCTACCGGTATAGTTGCCTCCGGAGTTGTTATAGTAGTCTACTATTCTATTTGCTTCTAATGTAGCTTCCGCTGTAACAATAAGATGAGTATCTTGCTGTACTGGCTCTTCCGTTAGTCTGTACTGAGATATAACACTAGGCGCTTTAGCTGTAACCGATAACCACTCTGTGTCAAAACTAGCTTTGTGCTGCTCAGGTATGCCTGTTTGTAAGTTCTTTTGCGTAGTATAATTTTTTGCATAGCCTAACTTTACAGCAGGCTCTAAAGGTAGTCTTTCGTCTACTTCAAATGTATTATGCAACATCATATCTTCGGTAATAACCCTACCATTAGGATTCTGCGGCGGCTCTAGTGGTGCACCAATAACTATCAGATCACCTTCTCTTGTATTAATGTTATCATCAATAAAAGTATAGCTACCTGGATTAGCTGCCGCTAAGGCGGCCAGCCCGGTGTTATATGTAGTTTGCAGTGCATTACTAGCTGCAAAATTTACATCAGGAGTACCTACAGGAGTTGCCGAAAGAATAATAACTCTTGTGCAGTAGGTTTTTATACTTGATAGTAGTGAAGTTACCGTCGGTTGTATACTTGCCCAAGATGAACCTGCCTTAGCATCATTAATAAATCCTCGTAAATACACAAGACCTAGAGTACCTAAACCTGCAAGACCTGGAGAGGCGTTAGTATACAGGTTATTTACTCTTGCAAGCATTTGAGCAGCTGTGTTTCCGTTAACTCCGGCATTAGCCACTAACTTTTGTGCGCCTCTAGCTTCTAAGCCATTAAGCCACCAAAACGAGTGTAAGTTACGACCTAGAGAAAAACTACGAT